ACGCCTTGCTGGGTGACGTTGAACAGCTCCTGGGCCACGGCCTCGGCGTCGTCAAAGTCTTTGACTCGCAGCTCGGCTTTCGCCTTGCCGTAGCCATCCAGTTTGGCTTGCCAGGCTTTCTTCTGAGTCATAACTTCAGCTTCTTGCATGGCGTTGGCTTCGTCGGCTTGTCGCTTGCGCTCAAACCAAGTGGCCAGTGCTTCCTCGAATCTGTCGGCGTCGTAATCGTGATCTTCCAACTTGGGCTTTGCCCCCAGCACGACCGGCTTGGTCTCAGTCTGTGCGGTGGTTTGCAGCTTGGTTTGAAGTTCGCGGTTCTGGCGCTGAAGTTCTCGATTCGTCTTGCGCAGCTCTCGGACCCATTCAGGTGCGTGTGCTGGCTCTTCGGGAGGCGGCGCTTCCTCACCAATGGAGACTACAACCTCGTCGGATTCTGCCTCGTCGTCTTGGGCTTGGGCCTGCTCACCTTCGGCTTGCGCCTCGGGCTGCTCGGTGGCCTCGTCCTCGATGACTGCGGTGTCGTCGTTCGTGGTGTTGTCGTCCTGTTCTGCCTGTGTTTTCATCGTTGACCCTGTGAAACTCACCCATTGAAACGGCTGGGTGGAAACCGTATGTGTGCAATTGTCACTCAATTGTGGGTTGATTGACAACTGGCTGTGTTTGTTGCTGAACAAAGCCGCCGATTTGTTCCGCCAAGTTCAGTGCGTGGTCTTGAGAATCCATGTCCACGTTGCTGAGGGTTTCGACGGTTTTGGCCCGGCTTAGTTCTGCGTCTGCGATGGTCTTGACAGTGTTGGCACGGGCCTGGGCGGCTTTGGCTGTGGCTTCTTCGGCTGCGGCTTGCAGGTAGACGGCGTTGGGGTCTTGTGGCTTGCCTTGCAGCTCGGCCATCATCTCCTGTGCCTCGTCATCGGTAGGCTTGATCACGCCCATGCGCAGCAGTTTCTTGCGGAAGTAGGCGTTGATATCGCTGAGGCCTTCGCCTTCCATGTTCATCATGGCAGCGGCTGTGAGCACCTGGGCGGTGTCTGGGTCGGCGGTCATTTGCAACATGCCGGTGATGGAGCGCACGGTGGCGTCGCGGCGGCTGGTGCTGGATGGGCCGACTTCGGACACCACGTCAAAGGTGGCGCTGGAGAGATCGTTTTCCATGACCATTGCGCCTGTTTCTTGGTCGATCGCAGGCTGCATGAGCTGGACCATGCCGGACTGGCCATCTGGGGCGATGGTTTTCATCTTTCGCTTGTCTTCGATGTAGACCTCTTTGGCCATGGAAAGCCAGATTTCGCCACATCGCTTCATGCCCTTGGCAAAGTTGGACATGTAGATGAAGGCCTGCATGTCCACACGGGTCTGGATCATCTCGACGGCTTTGCCTGACATTCCGCTGACCATCTTGTCGGCCCCGGCTGGGTTGCCCAAGATGTCCTGCATGTCGGTTTCGGTGATCTGCAAGAGCGCGGCCATGGCCGGTGGGATGTTGGGGGCGCGGGTGTAGGCGACTGGGCCTGACACGGCCTGGTTGCCGTTCTGGTCGGTGATCGGGTTGATGAGCAGATACGGGTAGTCCTTGAGGTTGTCCTCTGACCACATGACCTGATGGCCTGCCACTTGCTCAGGTGTCAGGATGGGCTTTTCCACGCTGGACAGGGCGCTGATTTCTCCCAGCTTGGAGAGCTGCATGTTCTTGAGGCGCTGGGCGTCTTTGGCCAAACGCACGTGGCCCATGCAGCGCTCAATGTTGTCCACAAACCAGCGCTTGCCGTACACGACCACGATGGGGATGCACTTGCCTGCGATGTAGCCTGCATCCTCCAGCACCTTTCCGCCGGACATGATGTATTTGCGCACCTTGCTACGCTTAACTCGTTTTTGCCGTATCTCGACCGTGCCGATGGCCGCGAGGGTTTCTTCCAGGGTTTCGTCGTTGGCGAAGTCGGACTGGGTGTAGCGCTCTTCCTCGCCTGCGATGTTTTGGAAAATGCGGATGGTCTCGGTCTTTTCCTCGACTTTGTAATACTCAGCGACATAGACCACATCAGGGGTGCACCAGTCGAACTCGTACTGGTGGATGATCTTGGGCCAGTCGGTTGGGTCGTCGCCCCAGGTGTCTGTGTAGGCCTGGCGCGTCATGCTGGTGACGACGTAGCAATACTTGGCGTCGGACTTGTCCTGGCGCTTGGCCCCGAGGTCGAAGAACACGGAGCTGTCAGCGTCGAAGATGGGTTCGATCCTGATGCGCTGGCGGTCGTCTTCGTCGTTCTCTTCGTCTTCGTAGACTGTGCGCAAACGCCATGCGCCGATGCCGCCTCCTACTGCTTCCTCGAATGCGTTGTCGTAGGCCTCATCTGCGACGGATGCCTGCTCGTCTGCGCGATACAGACCGTCGCAGACCTCGGCCAGTTTGTCGTTTTCCTGTCCATCTTTGGACACGTAGTCCACCGTGATTCTGTTGTTTCTGTATTCATTTATAATTCTTATTACAGACAACATAATTTTATTGACTTCAAATTTAGGTTTGTTTTCATACAAATCCCAAAGCGGACCCTCCCATTGAGATCCAGCCAATGAATAAAATCTGCGGTCTTGCAAGCATTGGAGCCTTTCATCTCTCAATGCAGTTTGAACATCATCAAATTGAGCCAAAGCCTCTGCGTGCAAGTTTGCCAGCCGTTGGTCGTTGCTAATTCGGGCCATTTGTTTTTTCCTTACAGTTGTCAAAGTGCCAACGGTTCATGGAACCACCGCCTCCGGTCTTTCCGCAATGCGGGCATGTTTTCAAGGCGTAATTGTCACGCTTTATGCCAAGTTTGGCGATAGCGAGTTTTTCCCTGTGTTCCTCTGTCAGCTTTTTGCCTTTGTGAGCCTCAGACAATTTTGATTTATGTTCTGGACTGTGCTCACCTCTTTTTTTCCCAATTTGTGCTGAGGAAATGCGTTGCCTGTGCAATTCTGAAAAGTCGTTACGCTTTCTACCGCGCCAGTATTTTCCAATGACTTCACCGATTGCCTCGGAGTGCTTCCTGCGGAGCCACCCGTATCGTTTGCTGCTTTCGTGATTCTTGCCGAACGTCATGCGCCAGACAGCGATAGCCAAGCCTTTGGTTTCTGGATGGATGCGGACAAGCAGTTGATGGGACACAAAGTGTTCTTCTGGAGTTAGAGCAACGATGTTGCTTTTCTCGTCGCCGCCACCCATGCACCTCGGCACCACATGATGTCGCTCAACGTACCCGACCGCTTCTCGGTATCGGGCACGCTCAATCAATGTGTTGTAGTGCCTTTGGTAGTTCATTCGTTGATTATCTCACCGGGCTTAAAAAATCACCACTTCTTCACATTTGGCAATGGCGTAAATGAGGCGGGTTTGGCTGCACCTGCACGGCGCACGCCCTCGCAGGCGTAGCGCAGGGCGTCAATGACGTGGTTCTTCTTGTCCTCTAAGACTGGCAGTATCTTGCCCGTGAGGGGGTCGGTCTTGTAGCTGTAGAGGGTGAGCTCGTCGATGGTGTGGGTGCAGCGCGGGTGCACCACGATGTCGTAGTTCTTGAGAAACTCGATGCCTTCCTCCACTGATCGCGGCCCTTTGACCGCTGTCATGATCTTGGGGAAGCCGTTGCGCTTCATGTGGCTGATGGTCTCTGGCCTGGCGGAGTCGGCCACGATGGGCCACTTCTCGGCCTCGGGAACGGTCATGAACAGCTCTGGGGTGTTCACGATCTCGCAGCCGACCATGTAGGCCTCGTAATCGATGTACAAAGTGCGCCCGATGATGTGGCAGCGCACCAGTGTGGTGGGGTCAACGGCAAAGCCCCAGTCAGCGCCGAGTCTGTGAATAGCTTCAGGCGGTGCGTCGAAGTCCTCGACCCGCCAGTTCTTGAACACACGGGTGTTGCTGTTGGTCAGATACCCGCCCATCCAAACGTGCTGGTATTTGTCTGGGTCGCGCCGCTTGTCGTATTCCATTTCGTCTTTGAGGACGCTGGGAAACCACGGATTGTCGGTGAAGTTGACTTTGAGGACGGTGGCGTCCTTGGGTGGAGTTGGGCCACGGAGCAGGTGGTCTACCGGGTCGGAGTGCTGGCGCGGGTTCCAGGTAAACCAGAGCTCGGACTCGGGCTTTCGGATGGTTGGCCGGAGCAGGTCTAGGCTGGTCTGGCTCAGGCTTTGGGCTTCTTCGACCCATGCGCAGTCGTAGCCTTCCAGCGACTTGATGCTGTCGGCGGTGTGGTTCTGCATACCCTGGAAGATGATCGCCCCGTCGCCCTTGCGGGACTTGATGACGGCATCCTGCACCTCGAAGTAAGCCCCGGCGTTCATGGACTCGATCTTGGTTTCGAGCAGGCGCTTGACGGACTGGTTGAGGGACTTTTGGATCTCGCGCACGCAGACCGAGCGCCGCTTCTGGTCCATGATGTGGGCCTCGATCATAAGCTCGGCAAACATGTGGGATTTGCCGGAGCCACGGCCACCCCATGCGCCTTTGTAGCGGCTGGGGTTGAGCAGGGGCAAGGCCCACTCGGGGGTGGGGAGTTGGAGGGTGGTCATAAACCCGCCCAAGGGCTTGAAAACTGCTTCCAGCAATGATTCAACCGGATGCGGCTGATGTGCTTTTCATCCACGTTGAACTTTTTTGCCATGGCGCGGCCTGTTTCTTGGCTGGTCCTGATCTCCTGCACGGCATCGGGCGTGAGCTTGGCATATTTTGCGCGTTTGGTGGCTGCGATCTTGGCGCTGCGCACCGGTCCGGACATGAGGCCGAGCGAGCCAAGCTGCTTGGCTAGGCGTTTGTATGTGGTCAACTGCATGTGATCTGGATGCACGCAGCCAGTCGTCTCGCAGGTCATGCGAATGATTTTGCCTGGTTCAATCTCGCCATGCACATCCTGCCAAATGGCGCGGCGCACCAGCACGGTTTTGCCATCCTGTCTCATTGCCGGGTGGCCGTTGCAGCATGAAAACCGCCAGACTGCGCACCCTGCATCGTCACGGGTGCGGTGTTGAATGTCGGTGAAAAGGCTCATGCCTTCACCACCACACGTTCAATACGCTGCACCAGCGGGTTGGCCGGGTCGCCCGACAACTCCAGCTTGTCGCCGTACTTTTTCGGGGCCAGCTTGGACAACAGCCACTTGCGGGTGTCCACTTGTAGCTTATGCTTTTGCACTGCTGCCCAGTCTTTCTTTCCGTCTGGAAGAAAGCCAACGTCCGAATCACTCAGCTCCAAGACCTCTTGCGCCATGCGTTCGATCAGATCTTCCCTCGCGCGCGCATAGTCTACGGCCAAGGCGGCATCATCATTCAACCATGTGTTGAACGTGCTTTGATGCACGCCAGCTGCTTCACAGGCTTTAAGCGCACTCAGACCGTTGCGCATTCCTTTCAGCACCAGTGCGCTGATCTGTGCGCGATCTTCACTGCCTGGCTTTGTGGGCTTTGCTGCTTTGTTTTTGTGGGTTTTTGTGGTCATGATGCATTGTCCTTCAGTTCGATGAGCTTGTCCAAATAGTGCCTGGCTTTTTTGAGGTCGTTAATTCCGCCCTTGTCTTGCCAACGTGAAACGTATTTCACGATGTTTCCCTCAAAGTAGCCAAGTTGGTTGGCCGCGATGAAGTCCCACGGCTGGATGGGTTTTGCTTTGTAGTGGTCGCCGCCGACCTGGGTGTCGTTTGCTGTTGTCATAAGTCCTCCAAGTCTTCGCAAAGGTTGTTAAAAATGTCAAGTCTGTGCTGCTTGAGTAGCATGGCATTTTTTGTCATGAGCAGCTTTCCATTTTTAGATGAAAGCCAATAGTTTGCTTTATGAGGCACTCGCTGACCAAGCGCGACGACTTTGAGGTTGTTGCAGTTTGGTGCGTATTCTTTGCGAAACAACCGCCATTCGACGCCTGGTTCATTGTCATCGTCAAGCCTGGTGCTAGTAATCCATCCATCGCCGTCTGGCGGGTTTCCGGCAAACATCTTAATGGATGATTTTTTCGCACGTGTCTTTTGTGCGTTAAGTTTTTGAACACATGGGACGCACCAGCGTTTGACGCCGCCGTCTTCAATAAGTCCATCGGCCAAGAGTTGATTGATGATCCCTCCTGGCCGTGATGGGGCTGCGTGGTTGTTGATGGTTCTCTCTGCGTAACCCTGATCGGACATCCATTGCACAAAGTCATCGCGCTTAACGGTGAATTTTGTGCTGTCTGGTAAAGCACCAAGATGAAGGCAGAGCTTGTAAAAGGATTTCTGATTCATTGCGATGCTCCATGCTTGCTCATCATCATGGCGCTGGCCCATGCGTCATCAATGACGATCCAGCCATGCTCGAATGGCTCGATCATGTTGGCTTGAAGCAATCCGCCAATGAGTCCATCGCCATTTGATGGGTCAACTGCCTTGCGAATTTTGGCTGCTGAGTAGCCCTGATTCTCCAAATGGTTTTTCAAACCACTTTCGCTGATGTAGGGTCTTGACCCCTGTTTTTCCCAATTCATAGTTGCTCCAAATTTAACCGCATTACCGAACGACCCTCCTACCTATCACTCATCCCCCAGTTTCACTTAACTGGGGGTATGAGAGTATGGGTAGGGTAGGGTAGTTTCCGGAATTTATGCCACCTTCAACTACCCTGCGCTTAGTATATAACATATTGCTTTGGGTTGTAATGGGTTTTTTAGGGTTGTTTTTGTTATCTTGTTTCGGCTTGTGTTGACCACCAAGCATTTTCAAGAACACGCGCCTCTGAACTGAATTTGGATTCCTTTTTCTTGGCTGTTGGGGCATCTGCGCAGACAACCACTGCGCTTGTGACCTGCTGGTCGTCCTCATCGCGCCAGCCTGGGATCGCAACTGTGTGAAGTTGTACGAAAACGGGTTCTGCCATTTCTGCGTCTTTGCTTTTGCGCTGCACGATCTGCATGGGCTGATCATCTTTGCCTGGGATGATGCTGATCTCGATGTCCAGAGCGCCGCGCCATGCGCTTGAGCCTCGCGCGCGGTGCTGGGCTTCCTCTGACACACCGGTGTGGTGCACCAGGATGACAGAGCAGTCGAACTCTTGCATGAGTGCGTTGCAGGCATCCAGCATGGTCTTGGCATCCTGGGCTGAGTTCTCATCGCCTTGAAGGAACCGGTGCAGGGTGTCGACAACGATCACGCTGGGTCTGTCTTTCAGCATTCTGACCTGCTCGACGACTTTGAGGTATCCGGTCGGGGTGTTGAGGTCACATCCGTCTTTGGACAGCCACATCTTGAGTTTGCCTGCCTGGTGGTGATGCTTCCAGGCTGCGACCCTGCCACGCAGACCGTGATGGCCTTCACCGGCCAGGTAGACCACGTTGCCTTGGCGCACTTTGTGGCCTGCCCAGTCCTCGATGCCGCTGGCCATGCGCAGGCACCAGTCGAGCACCACGAATGTCTTGCCGCCACCGCTTGGGCCGTGAACCATCACCAGGGCTTGGGACTGAATCCACCGCTTGACCAGCCAGCTGATGGGGGAGGGCTGGGCACAAAAATCGTCGGCTGGGATAAGCCAGTCGTCTTTGACTGGCATGAGCAGGCCTGCGAGGTCGTGGCCAGCCTGTGCATAATCGTTGGCATCACCGAGTGTCGGAGGCATAACCATGCGTGCGCCGAATTTGGCGCTGGCCTGTTCTGCGTATCGTTGACCGACACCAGAGTTGTCGTGATCTGCGACGATCACAATGTCTTGAGCTACTCCGTACATTTCCCGAAGGGTACCAGTCACCGGAACGAGGTTGCTGGCGCTGTAGGCCACCACGACTGGCCTGCCTGTGGTCTCATGGATGGTGGCTGCCGTTGCGAATCCCTCGGCCACGAACAGCGTGCCAGGCTCATCTAGTGAGCCTACCATCCAGAACTTTCCGCCTGTCTGACCGCCTGGGTGATAGAGCTTTCCGCCTTCGTGGTCGATGTACTGCAGGGTGGCCAGTGTTCCATCTTGGTCGTAGAGTGGCAGCACCAGTCGACCGTCTCCAGTGATTCGTGCGCCATGCACATCGATTCCCTTCTTGGCCAAGTAGGGATGCTCTGAGCTTGCTGGATTTGCCGTTGTCCAGATTTTCTCGACCGTCTCGCTGGCCACTTGGTGCTGGCGCTCCAGTGCTGCATCTCGCAGGGCTTTGGCTTCTGTCAGGCGTTTGAGGTGAGTCATTTCCTCGATCTGAGTCAGCTTGCGTCCTACGTCTGCACGCCATGTCACTTCCATGCCTGCTCGCCAGCAGCCGAATCGACCGGCTGGGATGCCATCACCGAACACCAGATACCAGCCTGGCTTATCACCGTGGCCAGGCGAGCCTTTGGTGCCTGATCGGAATCTGTGAATCTTGCCATCGAAGTGGATTTCATCTGGTGGCTCAAGGCCTGCCGCACGCATTGCGTCAATGAGCTGCGTCTCTGGTGGTGCGACGAGCTTTTCTGGTGGTGGTGCCCAAGGGCCACCAAGTACTTTTGAGAGGTCAGCCATGCGTCACCTTGCGGCTTTCCAGGTAGTCCGAGAGAGCCTGCAAGACTTTGTGCGTGGGGTTTGCGTTGGGGTCATCACGCACTTTGCGGATGGTGTTGTAGTGCACGCCGGTTGCGTCTGCAACCTTCATGGGCATTCGGTCGTAGAGGGCATGGCGTATCTGTTCGAGGGTCATCATTTTGGTTTCTCCTTGTTGAAAAAAAATCTTTCGATGTGTGGATATTACACGAAAAAATGGTTTATGATTCGATCACGCCACAAACAGATTCCCTGACAGTGGTGCAAACGAAGAAAAGGAGAGCCGATCATGGCTATCAATTTGAAGTCGACTGGCAGTCTTGCTGCCAATGGTGTGAAGCTGCTGGTGTATGGCCAAGCTGGTGCGGGTAAGACCACGCTGGTCAAGACTTTGCCCAATGTGGTGGTGCTGAGTGCTGAGGGTGGTTTGTTGTCCATTCAGGATGCTGATCTGCCCTACATTGAGATCGCCTCGATGGACGATCTGCGCGAGGCTTATTCCTGGCTGACTTCTAGCGAAGAAGCTGGGGTCTTCCAGTCTGTGGCCTTGGACTCGATCAGCGAGATCGCGGAGGTGTGCCTGAATACTGAGAAGAAGGCAAACAAAGATCCTCGGGCCGCCTATGGTGCGATGCAAGAGCAGATGGCCGACATCATTCGCGCCTTCCGTGACCTGCCTGGCAAGCATGTTTACATGAGCGCCAAGCTGGAGAAAACGCAGGACGAGATGGGCCGTGTGTTGTATTCGCCCTCGATGCCTGGCAACAAGACTGGCCAAGCGTTGCCGTACTTCTTCGATGAGGTGCTGGCGCTGCGGGTCGAGCGCGATGCTGAGGGTGTGACGCAACGCGCTTTGATGTGCGACTCGGATGGCCTGTGGCTGGCCAAGGATCGCTCGGGCAAGCTGTCTGGCTGGGAAGCCCCAGACCTGGGCGCGATCATTGCCAAGATCGGGGGCAAAGCATGAGCACCGCAATCACATTCACTGGGACCACAAAAGCCTGGACTACAAGCAAGTGGCGAGACATTGACTCGCTCTTGCACACTGTCAAAGAAGGAAAGTTTGACGACGCAGCAGCCGAGATGAGCTACCTTAACCACGACATGAGCGACACAGACGGTTGGGCAGAAGTTGGGATCGCCACCATCACTGTCACGTTTCATCCGCGTGAAGAGTTGGTCTCAAAGGAGCTGGAAGGTTTGAACGCGCAGCTGCAAAAAGTTCGTGCCGACAACATGATGCGCGAAAACGCCATCCTTGACCGCATCAGCAAATTGCAAGCACTGGAGTACACAGCATGATGCAGCCTGACCTGAAAGAACTGTCGCGCCAGTGGTTGCAGTTTAAGGCCGATGAGGAGCTGGCCACGATTGAGCGCCGCAAGATCGAGGACCAGATTGTCAAACTGCTTGAGATAGCCGAGAACTTTGAAGGCACTGAGACTGCGGAGCCCGAGGGCTTTGTGGTGAAGATCTCTGGCCGCATTGATCGGAAGGTCGATGGCGACAAGGTGCAGGAGCTGGCCGCTGAGTTTGGTTTGAGCGACCACTTGGCCAAGCTGTTTCGCTGGAAGCCTGAACTGAACATGTCGGCCTGGAAAGCTGCCGACGCAACGATCACCGGGCCTTTGGCTGGTGCTATTACGGCCAAGCCTGGCCGCCCTTCTTTCAAAATCATCCCCAAGGAGTAATTACTCATGGCTTTTCTTTCTGAATCTTTCGACGTCAACGAACTGCCCCAGGGCAACACTGGCAATTTTGAGCCTCTGCCTGCTGGCTGGTACACCGTGACGATCACGAAGGCCGAGCTGAAAGCAACTAAGGCTGGCAATGGCCAGTACATCAATCTGCGTTACGACGTGACGGGCCCGACCCACCAGGGCCGTGTGGTGTTTGGCAATCTGAACATCAAAAACCCGAACCAGAAGGCTGAGGAGATCGGCCGGCAACAGTTGGGAGACATCATGCGTGCCATTGGCTTGGCCAAGGTCACGGACACCGACCAGTTGATTGGTGGCAATCTGTCGATCAAGCTGGAGGTGAAGCAAGACGAGCAGTATGGCGCAAGCAACGAGGTGAAGGGCTTCAAGTCTATGTCTGGCAGTGCAGCGCCAGCTGCCGCGCCTTCCGCTGGATTTGGTTCTGCAAATGCTGGGCTTGGTGCAAGTGGTCAGCAGACCGCCAAGGCCGCGCCGCCTTGGGCCAAGAAGTAAGCGAAAAAAATGCCCAGGCTGTTGAAGGCCTGGGCAAATTCTCAAAGGAGAGACAACATGAAGATTCCCGAGTCAGAGCATACCATCCAGGCCTTGATTGACAAAGCGCATGAGGCCAAGAAGGAGGAGCCGCGCCCTCACATGGGGGCAAGTGGCCTGGGCCACCCTTGTGACCGTTGGCTGTGGCTGTCGTTCCGCTGGGCTGTGCAGCCGAGCTTCCCTGGCCGCATCTTGCGATTGTTCCGCCGTGGGCAAAATGAGGAGGCCACGATCATCAGCGACCTGCGTGCGATTGGCATGGATGTGCGCAAGGTGTCGAGCCAGCACCGTGTGGACTTTGGCAGCCATGTGTCTGGGAGCCTGGACGCGATTATCGACTCTGGTGTGCCTGATGCGCCGAAGACCAAGCATGTGGCCGAGTTCAAGACGCACAGCAAGAAATCGTTTGATGCGCTGGTCAAAGATGGCGTGGAGAAGTCGAAGCCCGAGCATTTTGTACAAATGCAGGTCTACATGGCCGGGACTGGCCTGGACCGTGCCTTGTATCTGGCCGTGTGCAAGGACGATGACCGGATACACACCGAGCGTGTGAAGTTCGACAAGGACGTGGCAGGCAAGGCCATTGCGCGAGGCCAGCGCATTGCCCTGACTGACCGGATGCCGGAGCCTTTGAACGCCGACCCGAGTTGGTATCAGTGCAAGTTCTGCGATGCGCATGAATTCTGCCACCAGACCAAAATAACCAAGCACGTCAATTGCCGCACCTGCGCAATGGCGACCACGTTGTCGGACTCGACCTGGCACTGTGCCAAGTGGGATGATGTGATTCCGGTCGGTGCACAACGCACCGGCTGCGAGGGCCATGTGCTGCACCCTGATCTGGTGCCGTGGCAGCGCAAGGATGGGCCGGATGATTACACCGCCGTGTATGAGATCAATGGCACGACTGTGGCCAATGGCGACCCTGAAATTGATGGCGTGTTCAGTTCGCGTGAGCTGCTGGCCAATGCACCTGCCTGTGGTAGCGGTGACCCTTTGATTACTGAGATGCGCCGCGACTTTGGTGCAAGGGTGGTGGCATGAGAAAAATGAGAATTCTTGTAGCTTGCGAATACTCTGGGAAAGTCCGAGATGCCTTTATTGCAATGGGTCACGATGCAATGAGTTGCGATCTGCTGCCAACTGATGCATCTGGGCCACATCATCAGGGCGATGTGCGCGATGTGCTGGATTATCCTTGGGATTTGATGATTGCCCACCCACCATGCACCGATTTATCGGTTAGCGGTGCGCGATATTTTGAGAGCAAGCGTTTAATTGGGCAACAACAGGCCAGCGCCTCATTTTTTATGATGCTGGCAAAGTGTGACATTCCGCGCATTGCAATCGAGAATCCGATTTGCATCATGTCTAGCCTATGGCGCAAACCTGACCAGATCATCCAGCCTTGGCAGTTTGGGCATGGCGAGACGAAGGCCACCAGTCTGTGGCTCAAGAACCTGCCATTGCTCAAGCCAACGGACATTGTTGAAGGCAGGGAGCAGCGCATTCACAAGATGCCCCCGAGTGCAGATCGTTGGAAACTACGCAGCGAAACGTTTTCAGGAATTGCGCAGGCAATGGCTGACCAATGGGGTAGGTTACCATGCTGAGGGAGTACCAACAGCGCACTATCGACCAGCTTTATGCTTGGTTCGAGGCTGGTGGAGCTGGCAATCCCTGCCTGGTGCTGCCGACTGGGTCTGGCAAGAGTCACATTGTGGCCGCGCTGTGCAAGGACGCCTTGCAGAACTGGCCCGAGACCCGTGTCTTGATGCTGACCCATGTCAAGGAGCTCATCGAGCAGAACGCCGAGAAGATGCGCCAGCACTGGCCCGGTGCGCCGATGGGCATTTACAGCGCGAGCATTGGCCGTAAGGACTTGGGAGAGCCAATTACGTTTGCTGGGATTCAGTCGGTGCGTACCAAGTCAAAGGAGCTGGGACATATCGACCTGGTGATCATTGACGAGTGCCACCTGGTCAACCACAAGGACAAGGGCGGATACCGCAAGCTGCTGGCCGAACTGAAAGCGATTAACCCGAGCCTGCGCGTGATTGGTCTTACGGCCACGCCGTACCGTTTGGGGCATGGCCTGATAACCGACAAGCCTGCCATGTTCGATGACCTGCTGACGCCTGTGAGCATTGAGGAGTTGATCTTCAAAGGCTACCTGTCAACGCTGCGCTCGAAAGTCACCAAAGCCAAGTTGGACACAAGCGGTGTGCACAAGCGCGGGGGTGAGTTTATCGAATTCGAGCTGCAAGCCGCCGTGGACACCGATGACCAAAACCATGCTGTGGTGCGCGAGGTGATGGCCTTGGCCGGGGATCGCAAGGCGTGGCTGTTCTTTTGTGCTGGTGTGCAGCACGCGCAACACGTGGCCGAAGCCCTGCGCCAGCAGGGGGTGGCTGCTGAGTGTGTGACCGGGGAAACCCCGAAGAAGGAACGCGAGCGCATCTTGACCGACTTCAAGGCTGGGCGACTGCGCGCGCTGACAAACGCCAACGTGCTGACCACTGGGTTTGATTACCCCGATATTGACCTGATCGCAATGATGCGCCCAACGATGAGCGCGAGCCTTTACGTTCAGATGGCAGGTCGTGGGTTGCGACCCAAAAGCCATACTGATCACTGCCTGGTGCTGGACTTTGCTGGTGTGGTGGAGACGCACGGGCCGATTACTGCGGTGCAGCCACCCAAGAAGGGCGGCGATGGCAACGGCGAGGCACCTGTAAAGGTGTGCGATGCGTGCGGGGAATTGGTGCATATCTCAGCGATGACTTGCCCTGCCTGTGGTGCGGCATTTCCCGAGCCGGTCAAGAAGGCGATGGTGCTGCGAAATGACGACATCATGGGGCTGGAAGGCAAGGAGCTTGAAGTGACTGCCTGGGCGTGGCGTGAGCACACGAGCAAGGCATCGGGCAAGCCGCTATTGGCTGTGACCTATTACGGGGGGTTGAGTGATGCGCCGATCACTGAGTACCTGCCCATCTTGCATGAGGGGTACGCTGGGCAAAGGGCAACGAGCCTGCTGTTGAGTATTGCAAACAGCGCAGGCATTGCGCCGGGTGGCTTGAATGTGCAGACCATGATCGAGATGGTGCAAAACATGAACAATGCCACGCCGCCGAAGTTGATCGAGTATCGCAAGGACGGGAAATTTTTTAGAGTGATGAAAAGGAGTTGGGAATGATTGATGAACTGGTGAAAGCGCAGAAGCTGCGCGAGTGTGATCTGTGCAAAGTGGCCAAGGAGCCGAGGGGCGGGGTTGAGGTGCGTGCGAAGTGGCACTGCGCCCGGTGCTGGGTGAAGGCAATGCAAAGGGGGTTGAAATGAGCAGGCCACCCGAACCCGAGTTCCTGGTTCAGTGGCGCGAGTGGGACCGTGCTGGACCGCCGCGCTGCTGCCACACCTGCGAGCACTACGGAGTTGATGGCCTGTGTGTGGAGTTTTTTATGAAGCCGCCAGCAGAGTTTGCCGAGGCCGTGGGCGAGTGCCCGAAGTGGATGCAGGAGGTTCCGTTTTGACCGCCGAGCGCATACCCACCGAACATGAGGAGCAGCGCGAGGTGGTGCGCTGGTTTCGCCAGACTTGGCCAGGCGTGCGCATCTTTGCCATTCCCAATGGTGGCTCTCGCAGTCCGGCCACCGCTGGCCGCTTGAAGGCCGAAGGCGTGAGCAGTGGCGTGCCTGATCTGTTCATTCCTGCTTGGGGGATTTGGGTGGAGATGAAGCGCAGCAAGGGTGGCAGCGTCAGTGCAGAGCAGAAAGACTGGATCAAGTATCTGGAAGAAGTGGGGTATTGTGTTAAAGTGTGCAAAGGTGCTGAGGCTGCAAAGGAGCAGATTCAGGCCTTTTTAACCATCACAAATTTGGAGTGAAAAATGAGCACACGCATTTACGTTGTCACGGACATTGAGAGCAACAGACACCGGCTGGTCAGAGCCGCTAACCAAGCGCAGGCGATGCGGCATGTGGCCAAGGCTTGCTTTGATGTCGAGGTGGCATCGCAAGATGACCTGGTGAGCCTGCTGACTGCTGGGCACGCTATCGAGTTGGCCGGGGCTGGCGCGACGATGGACATTTTCGAGAAAGTGATGCAAGTAGGAGGAACTGACTGATGCCGACCGACAAGATCAAAGACCGCTACATGACGTTGCGGCTGCCTACCGATGTTGAGCGTGAGTTGCGCAAGATGGCCGAGGAGAACACCCGCACATTGGCCGCGCAAATCTTGCACTTGGTCAAGCTGGGCATTGCGAAAAAGGGCAAGGCATGAAGAACTACGAACGCACCGAGGCCTGGTTGAAGGCCTGTGGCAAAAAGCCGGACACCGAGAATCTGTCTGTGCAGATCGGCTGCCACCTTGAGGAGTTCTGCGAGTTCTTGGGGGCGCTGCGCAGCGACTCTGAGGGTTACGGCAAGTTGCTGGAGCGCACGCGCACCGATCTGGAGTGGTACGCTGGGAAGCTGAAACGCCGTGAGCAGTTAGCCTACATCCCGACGCACCTGCGGATTGATGCCCTGGACGCGCTGTGCGATACCGAGGTCACGGGCAATGGCGTTGCCTACCTTGCCGGGATGGACAAGCCTGGGGCTGATTGTGCTGTGCTGGACTCGAACGACGCCAAGCTGGTCGATGGCAAGCCGGTGATCTTGGAAGGTGGAAAGATCGGCAAGCCGGAAGGCTGGAAAGCGCCAGACATTCTGGGGTTTGTGTGAGGAAGGCCGGGAAGCGCCGCCCGGCCCAAAGGCCAAAGCACTACACCATCATGGACGAGATGATGGCCAGCCCGACCGAGCCTTTGCCTGTGGCTTGGAAAACGTACCAGCTCACCAGGATGTACGAGGGGCTGGCCGCTATGGAAAAAGCGCCAAGCCCCACCACGGACGACTGGCGAGTGGTGTCGGATGCGGTTAACCTGATGGAGACCCTGATCGAGACCATGCAAGTGTGCGAGGACAGTTCTGGCCTGTTGATGGACGCGATCACCGCGCTGGCAATGGCAGGTAGGCGCAACCTGGCCGGAGGCGCAATCCGGCTGGACGGTGCAGGCATCCAAGCGGTTCGTGCAATTCTTGAGGACTACGCAACCCTGCTGGACGTGCTGCCTGCACGCACCATGATTCGATGCCACCGCCTGACCGAGCAACGCCTGCATGACCTGCTGGACGGCAAGCGCAAGCCGCATGATGTGGAGATCACTGCGATCTAAGGGTTTGTACTAATAATAATTGTGTGAGATTGTGGGAAATGGTGTTATGATTCAGTCATCGACAACACAACGGAGTAACCGACATGAACACAAACACAAAAACCGAACTGGCCCACCGTCAAATTGCTGCAAAGCACTTGAAGGGCATTCCAGCCCGTCAAAACTTGGCGGCCATCGACTTGCTTAAAACCAGAATTTATTTGGAGGAATTGCAAAGCCGCGCAACACCAGAAGAATGGGCTGCATGGGATATGGCCGAATAATTTTTTAACCGGGGCCACTGGCTCCACCTTTTAGGAGAACGACATGAAGAACTACACAACACCTCGTAACTTTGCAGACTGCACCTGGGTGCAGGGATATGGCCGCCAAGAGCCGCTTTGGGAGCGCGTGGCTGGTTATGCCTTGGCTTTTGCAATTGGTGTCGGCATGGCCGCATTGCTGGTCGCGTGGTGGTCGTCATGAGCTGCATAAACACGATGATGAGTTGCTGGCCGGTGTTGAGCAGGCAAGACGCTCAGCGGGTGCTGAAGATTCAGGGACTAGCAGCATGACAGAACAAGAAATAGAACAAGCCCGCGCTGATGTTGACCAGCTTGACATCGAGCAATTGCGCTGCGGCGTGATGCTGCAACTGCTGCACATCGAGGCGGTCAAAAAAGAGCGTGATGCACTGATGCAGGCGGCAAAGATTGCGTTAGAGGTGATGGATTGGATGCCAACATCAAAAGGCGTAGATGTCTTGTGGCATAGGCAGCAAGCGGCAATCGAAGCACTCAAGAAAGCGGGTGTGCAATGAAACCACGTATCAGAAAAGAAATGTCGGTAATTTACCGTTGCCAAATGTGGTTTTGCCGTGGGGCGGGTTGCCTTGGTGTAGCCCGCGACCCCGCTCTAGCTTACTGGGACTGGAAGTGGCGCGTCAACGAGAAAGCGGGGATGCAATGAGAGTATTTATCCCGCAATCTTCAGACCTTGGGGCCATAAACGGGGTGCACCCAAAGATCGAGTCTGTGTACGCTGGAGTCTGTGTGGAGTTCAGAGGGCACGCTAAATCAAAAGCGTGCGGCGTAACGATTGAAATGACTGCGCACCAAGCGCTCAGTCTCGCTGTTGATTTGATTCATAAAGCAAACAAGCACGGCGCTGACTTGCAAAAGCATTCAGCCGCATCTTTAAAACGCTTGTCAAAAAAGTATGCAAAGGAGTCGAAATGAGCCTGCCACCCCTACCGCCCCCAGACACGCACTGCTTCAACGATGACACCAGCATAAACTGCTGGAGCCATTCGCTAGAACAGATGCAAGCCTACGGCCAAGCCTGCCGAGAGGCTGCGCTTTTGGACGCGATGAACGCAACCCTACCCTTTGGCAAAACCGGAGCCGTTATTGCGGCTGCAATCAGAAGTTTGAAATGACAGACACAAGCCGAGAGGCGTTTGAGAAATGGGCAGTTGACATTCTTGGTGATAACCCTAACTGGTGCGAATCTGGTGACTGTGAGCTTGCATGGCAATCGTGGCAAGCATCCCGTGAATCAGAGAAAGCGCAGCCTGTGGCTACAGTGCAATGCGTGCGCGGTGTGACGATTGGCTATCTTGATGTGATGCAGCCTGTGGGCACAAAGCTATACACCCACCCAGCGCAGCAAGTAGCAGTGCCGATGACGGAGGCTCAAATATTCGCTTGCGACCCAGTCCCGCACGAAATGTTTGACCAGCAGCGCATTGATTTTGCCCGCGCAGTCGAAGCCCACCACAAAATAGGATCAAAGCCCGATGTCCGAATTCCGACATCGGAAACAAAGGTACGCCCGCAAAACTGTGGCACTGGGCATTGCTCGTGTATTGAGTGCCCGTATCCAAAAGCAGACTGGAGTGCAGCGTGAGCATCACCTGCCCAGTGTGTAGCGCGTGGACCTTGGTCAAAGAAACCCGGACACGCAAAACAGACGGCGTGGTGACACGCAGATACGAATGTGCGAACTTGCACCGATTTTCAACCGGGGAAAGAATTCGATATGACGAAGTATTACAACGACAATTGCAACCAAGGTCCGAACTGCCCAGTGCGCGTGGCGAAAATTGGGCAGCGTATGAAAACCGCTGACCCCCTGCCGCCAAGCATTTGGCGTGACCAATTGAGGCGGCTGGCGTACTGGATGATGATGGCCGTGATTGGCCTGACCGTGTGGCCTGTGTTGGCTTATTTGCTCTTGCGGGCGTAGAACAGGGTGCGGTCACCGAACAGGTAGAACCCAACGGCACCGGCAAAATTGTCCACGGACTCGCTGTCGATGCTGTTGACCTTGAGGTAAGCCCAAGTGCCTAGAACAATGACCCCGACAGCGGGGCGCATCAAGCGCACAGCAGCTTCAACCCACGGATATGATGGGTTGGTACCCCCAGCATCGTTCATCGCTTTGAACATGTTTAGATCGAGGTCGCGCATCTTGACGTACTCGTCCACATTGACGGGCTTGTAACTGTCGGTCTGGATGAACCGGCCAATCAGTGATTTGCCTAAGTCAACGGCCAGAGGACCAAGGGCTGCGAGGATGGTCAACGGGTCCATTATGGGTATTCCTTGTGAGGCAGTTGGAAGTGCAGGCCGTCTTTGAATGTGCGCCACCCGCCACCCCATTCGATTGGCACACAGACTTGCTTGGACGCTTCTTGCATGGCAGCGTTGATCTTGGCGTACAGCGGCCATGACCAGTCGACTTGACCATCAACCCATGCACCCAGATCGACAGCTTTAGCAAGTCCATCGGTGCCGGGAATGTGGCGCGAGTTCATTGTTTGACTGGCCCCTGACTCGACCAGCTTTTTTTGACGGATTAGATTGCGGACACCTTCGAGTACGGTGAAGTCCACGGTGGTCAGTTGAATGGCCTTTTCGACCACTTTGACCAGATCGGGATGAACACCATTGAGTCGCGCTTTAGATCGGACACCAAGGCTGTACATCTCATTGACCTTTTATCCAACTAAGGGAAAACCCTATGGCGCTGGAGATGAGTGAGACAAAAGCCATCCCAGCCCAGAAGCCACCGCGCCCTTGGTTAGCAAGTGCCACCAACTTCTCGACGTTGGCCTCCATCTTGTCCATTTTTGTGCTCATTTCATCGAAGCGGCGCTCATAGCTCTGAACGCGCTCCCACAAAACGCCATACTTCATTGGGTCAATCTCGGCCATGTCTACTGCTTCCATGATTTGAATCATTTAATTTTAATCATTTCGTTTCTGTTTGCAACAGATTAAATGCCTTGACCTGGCGTGACGTAAAGCAAGGTTGTTGCTGATGTTAAGGCTGAAATTTTTGCATTGGTCATATTAGTCAGTCAGCAAGTGCGCCGGGATGGGTGAAGCAAAGTGGATCAGCTTGTTGCCGTTCATGTATCCGATGGCGAAGCCGTTGGAGTAGATGTAGTTTTTCATTTGGTTAAGCTCCAGAGCAACGAACCATAAAGTTCACAGGCATGTTGGCCGAGGGGGCCGCTGCCGTGTTTATCGTGAACTGTGAGGTGGTGATGTTACTGACGTACAGGTCAGTTGAACCTGCGTTCCCTCCGTCACGAGTTAGCATGATTTCCTGGCTGCGAGGGAGAACGCTAAGACCATGGCTGACTACAATACTTGTCGTACCACTTAAAATTGTTCCTTGACCCGTATTGCTGGTGCGGTATCCGATGTTGCCGTGAACGGTTTTATTAGCGGTCGCCGTTGAGTTATCACTAATTGGCCCTGTTGCATTTCCCAATACGTTGTTGTCACGCAGCACAAATTCGTCACAACCAGCCCCAAGAAATATTCCGTAACCTTGCGTTCCGGTATACAAACCGTTGGACGCCTTGCATCCAATTACCTGGAATTGCTTTGTGTTATCGGTAAATTGCAAGCCGTGTACATTGCCCGCGCCAGATGTAACCGAGTTGCTTTCAAAAGAGCAAGCGGTAAAAACAATGTCTGTTGCCGACGCGTTGACCAGTGCGCCCTGAGATCCACAATTGAAAAAGCGGGTGTTCGTAAAACGAATTGACTTGGCTTGAGTAATAAGTGCTCCAGCGTTGCCCGCCCCACTTCTCCCACCAGAAAACCAACACCCAACAAACTCCGTTTCAACACATTTATTGATTAGCGTCGAATTCACGGCACTGTCAAAAAACACGTTAGTAAAATTATTATACGCAGGGCGTGTGTCACGTCCGTCCACTGACGCATCCATAGTCATTGAGTATTGGCCCAATAAAATATCGCCGTCAGAGCAGATAAATGCTTCTGCTTTGTCAGCTAGTCGGATTCCTCCCAAGGTCCCGCGAGTCTCGTTTCCTGCGTTCATAATAAAATTTGAAACGAATGTATCGTTTGTGCTTTGCATGAGAATGCCGATAGCTTCGTAATCAAAAATCTCAAAGTCGGTTACTTTTCCTGCGACAGCGTTTGTCCCAATAAATGCAAAACCTGTGTGGCAACTGCGGATAATAATGTCCGAAAATGAAGCAAAACCAGCCGTTACGTGCGCTACTGTTGCTCCACTGGCAGGCGTTCCGTTATATATAAATCCAATACGGTGAGCGCCACAAAAGATATTAGAAATATTGAGAATCTTCGCGTTTAGTGTTACTTGACGAATGATCGTTCCGTAACGCGAGGCACCCATTAGCACCGTGCCTTCGTTAGCCAGCGCCAGTTCTGCGGTGATGTTGTAGGTTCCAGGGGGGAAATACACAGCTTTACCGGCGTTAATCGCCGCCTGAATAGCAGCCGTATCATCCGCTACACCATCACCAATGGCACCGAAATCTTTCACGCTGACGTTATCGCGCATCTTTTCTTGGGCAGAGCGTGCGACAGCTCCGGCCCCCGATGGCTGAAATCCGATCCAGTTTGACCCATCGTTGTCGGCAAGGTCTTGAACAAAGCCGACCTGACCTTTGAAGCCAGTAAAACCGACGCCAGCCGCATTTGGACTGATGCCTGTGCCGTCTGGGAAGTTGTAGACCATCGAGCCTTTGCTGTCCTGCACCAAGATGCTAAAGCTCACGCCATCAACATAGACCTGAGCCGGTGATCCTGCGCGTGAGATGTAGCCATTGATGGTGCGCAGTGGCTGTGGTGCTGGGATGGTGAGGGCTGCGTCGTAGTAAGCCACGACAGGGTTTGTCTGTGGGTTCAGGTTGGCTACGCCAATCCAGACGTAACCGTTTTCCAAGGGTTGGCCATCGCGGTCTTGAAAGACCGGGAAAGGGGCTTGAATCGAGAGTGCGGACATTTACTGGTTCTCCTGGATGGTGGATTGTCGCTCAAGGCTGCACTGGTGGCAATGCGTCATTCTGCTGCCTCTTGCGCCTTGGCTTGGATGGCTTCGCTCTGTGTCTGGATAGTGGTCAGCAGGCGCTTTGCAATGGCCGCTTCTTCGGCTGATCCACGCTTTGCAGTGCCTAGTTTCATCATCAAATTTCGCACTGGCGCAGATTCGTAGATGCGAGCTGTCAGGCCAATACCACCAGCCGCTGCCAAAGTGCCGCCAAAGCTGCCCAGGAAGCTCTGTAAAGCGCTTCCTGCGACAAATGGCACTGTCTCCTGACCTGTGGCCGTTGCCACCCCTGCTTCGCCTGCCCTGCGTGTCAGGTTGAGCACGCGAGACAAACCTTCAACTTGCTTCAAGTCGTCGCCACGGAAAAAGACTCCAATTTGGGGTTGCAGCCGCTTGATTTCTGCATTGAACTTTTCAGGGCTGAACATTCTGGTTCCGTCCTGTGTTTCAAACTTTGCTTTGTCAGCGGCTTGCGACAAAATGGAGGCGCGTGCAGTGGAACGACCTGCTGGTGTCAGGCTGCTGTAAAGCTGGCGCACCTCGCTTGGTTTCTGACTGAACAAAAGTCGGTTGACAACTTCAGATGTTGCCTCGCCAGATTTCAGCACCGACTTGAGAGAGGCCATCTTCAATTCATTGGCTGTTTCGCTCAGTCGCTTGTTGGCAACCATGAATTTATCGACATCACGGCGTTCTCCAGTTTGCTTGATGAAGTCGATCATGTCCTCACGGACAGGTCCGTAGATTGCGCGCAATGCTTTTTCTCCAGCATCACGGGCCGCAATGCTCATGGGCCGTGCTGGGTCATCCTTGAAGATTTTGGACAGCTCATCTTGACGATAGGCCTCAATCTGAAAAAGATCGCGGTTTTGCACATCGGTCTTGATTTGTTGCAGTCGCTGTATTGCTTCGTCAGAGCCTTCTGTACGCCGACGCGTCAAGTCTGAAATCTGATCATCAATAGCTGCCAATGCGCGAGGCACTGGAACCTCTCCTTTGTCTGCCAATCGGTTAATGACTTCCTTTTTGGAGCTGGCATATTTTTGGATTTCACCAGATCTTTTGGAGGCCAAGTCTTTCATGATGTCGTCGCTGAGGTTGGCCGCATCGTCTGCACCAAAGTCACGCAGCACATTGCGAACTGCCTCAATCCTAGCTTGCTGTTGTTCTGCTCGAAGTGGGCCAGTACCAGCAATTGGGATGCGCTCGCCAATGCGCTGCCCTGCTTTGCCGATAAATGTTTCTGGTGGCACAACGTCAGAGGTCATAACAGGAACACCGCGACGGCCTGCTTCTTCAACGATTGGCTGCACCCTTGGTGCTGGGGATGGTGCGCGGGTTGGCGCCATTGCTCTGGATGCTGCTGCACCACCGGCGACTCCACCCAAAAGACTGGCCGCGATTTCACCTGCTGGCGTTCCACCGGCTTCTCGCACGGCCTGCCCTGCTGCTCCAGCACCTGCGCCACCAGCCATTTGTGCAACAGGTTGCGCGGCCAACATTCTTCCGACTTCGCTTGTCACTGGTGCTGCCGACATTTGAGCGACACGACCTGCTGCTGCCATTCCGCCTCCACTTGAAACTCCTTGAACGGCTTGATTCACCATGCGCTCCACAGCATTTCGTGGCTGTGGAAATCCTGCCGTATCCAGTACTTGGGCTGTGGCCTGCTGCATGGTTGGGATCTGTGCAGTAGCAGGCAATGCAATGTTTGCAAGCCTTGTTACCGGGTCGATCACGATGCCAGCCAAGCCTGTGACGCCTTCAATAGCACCACGCCCCGTGAGGCCAACTTGTCGGCCAATCTCCTGCAAAACCCCTGGTTGCTGAGGCTGTTGTGCTGGAGCCGGTGCTACCTCTGGAAAGCGCACATCCACTGCAACGTTTTGCCCTTGGGCTGTTTGCACGTTGAAGGTTTGACGCTGAGCAAATGCGGCTTGCGCTGCTTGTCCAATTTGGGCATCAGTTGCATTTGCTGGGCCTTCCAGCTCAATGATGCTTCCGTCTGGTGCTTCGACTTTGTAGATTGCCATTTATTGGCCTCTTTGAATCACACGGAAGCCTGCTGGCATACCTGGGACTGCTGCTGCTGGCGCTGCTTGCGCTGGTGCCGCCGCTGGTTTTGGAGCTTCTTGCGTGGCAAGTGGTTGCATGTTTTCCAGAAACATTTGTGCGGTTGGGCTTTGTTTGGCTGCCGACTCCAGCAATTTCCGGCTTTGGTTGTACTGCGCTTTGGCTGCACGATCAGAAACGTCAAAGATGGTTTTCAGTTCACCTTTGGTGAAATCAATGTCACCGCTTCGAGCCTTAATCAACAGCTTTTGCTCGCCCTCTGTGATCTGGCCTTGGCCTGTCAGCATGGTGCGAGACTTCAAAGCCATTTCAGACAAACCTTGAATTACTTCTCTGGTGGCGTTTACAGCCTTGTCACCAGTAAAACCCAAGGCGCTGGCAACACGTGCAGTCGAAAGCCTTTGCTCTGCAAACGGACCGGTAATTGCCGCATCTAATGCAGCCTTGTAGCGTGGCAACTCACTAAGCTGGGTTGCTGCTGAATTGGCTTGGTTGTAGAGATCAGGGACCAGCTTTCCAAGCTCTGCTGCTGCTGTCTTGTCTACGTTTGACACGTTGACGTTTGTGACTGCTGCTGGTGGCTTTTTGAGGATTTGCAGCGACTGAAATGTTGCTTGTTGCTCGGGCTTCAAGTTTGCGAAATCAATGGATTCGCGCACGGCTGGTGCGAGTGTTTCGGCTTTGGTTTTTGCAAGTTCAGCAACTGCCATTGGTCTAGCAAACTCTGCCGCCACTCCTGCTGAAAGTGCCTTGGCTTCAAGCTCTGCCAACTTTGGCTTGGCTTCGGCTTCTGCCCTGCGTTCTCCGCCCAACTTGGCTGCGCTTTCGATTACCTTGTCACCGCCAGGCATCTGCGAGATGGTGAAGCCGAAATAATCCTCGGTTGCTTTTGGGTTTTCCTTGGCCACGTCGCGCCAAGTCTCCAGGAACATGGCCCCTTCGTTGTCGCCGCTGTTGCGCTTGGCTTCAATCTGGCGATCAAGAAGGCCGATGGCGATCTCTGGCTTGCCTGCTTTGAAGGCAGAGAAAACCTGGCCAGATTGCTGCAAGGCGTTCTGCTGACGCTCGCCTGACAACATGCTGAAACTCTCACGCACAGACTTAGCCTGGGTTTCTGGCAAGACCATGGCAAGGTTGGCGTAATCGGCTGCTGTTGCACCTGGCTGGCGCAGCTTCGCAAAGCCCTCTTGAATGAGCTTTTGATTTGCCATCTGCTGCTGTTGCTGCTCTTGTTTGAGCCTGGTGTCCTGGATGGCCGCGCCAGTTTGGAATGCGCTCAGGAACGACTGCGTTGGGTCTTGGATCTCGACACCGTAGTTGATGGGTTGCATCAGAATTTACCTCCAAGGCCGCTGAATAATCCGAGGCCGCCTGAAATTGCGGATGGGATTGCTCCGAATGCTTTGCCCTGGGCGATCTCAGCGCCAGCTGCTGCTGCGCCTTGTTGCCCGAGTAGGCTGGTTACGTTTGTGCCCATGGTCTGAGCTGCTGCACCAGTGCCTGCTGCTGCGTTCTGGCCAAGGGTGGTAAGACCACCAAGTCGCCCATATTGCTGCTCGATCAAGTTGGAAAGCAGGGCAGGACGAAACTGAGCGAGTGCGCCTTGCAGATTACCACCTCGCAAGCCACCAGTGGCAGATGCGGTTTGCAGAAGGGCGTTCTCGCCCTGCTGTTGCAAGGCCTGGAAAGTTTGACCACCTTGGATGCGCTCGATGGCCGCACGTTCGGCTTCTGGGCCTTGCAGACCCAAGAAGGCTTGCTGCGCTGAGAGTGCGCCTGTGCCTGCTTCTGCGTAGGGCTTGAGCAGTTCCTGAACTTTGTCGAACTGGCGACGCTGTTCTTGGATGCCTGCCTCTGATGCTGCGCCCTGCACTGCGGCTGCGTCTTTGGCTGCTTCGCCCTGCATGTAGCCAGAAACGAGAGTCGCGCCACCGACGGCAATGCCTGCCAGTGCTGCGCCAGTTAGTCCGAATGTCATTTTGATTCCTCCATGTGCGCTGTTTGGACAAGCCCGAGGGCTGGTGCTGGCGCTGGAATGGTGAACATGTCCCACAAAGCGTGCGGGTCTTGTTCGTTGGTGGGGTTTGCGTGGAATGTGGTCACTTCAACATCTGTCAGAGCAATGCCAGCACGCTTGGTGTTGATCTTAGAAACGCTCATGTCACCAGTGCCAAGGGTTTTGGGGCCGTTGTCGGTGCTCACAATCAATTGGCCTTTGCGAACCAAGAAGAAGGATTCCTCTTTGTGCACTGCGCCAGTCAGGACTGTGCCCGCCGGGATGTGCATAGTGCGAGCATAGAGGCCATTGCAGAAGGCATGATCGACCGGCATTTCAACCTGTGGGAGCTTGAGCAGTTCAGCTTCGAGGCGGTAGATTGGCAGGTGCGCGGCTGGCACTTGCTTTTCAATTTCCTGAGTCGTGATGTTGCTCATTGGGCACTCCTGTAAAGGGTGAGCCACTGGCAGCTCGGTCAGCTCAGTGCGGCGATTGTCCCACATTTGCACGGCCTGTTCAATCCATCTCGAATTCGCGTTCTTCCCATGCCTGGCAGGAGCGCAGATCGTGGCAGATGAAATCGAATTTGTTGCAGTAGCCACGGAAACCGGCATCGATGTCCCAATCGTTGCGCGGGATGCGCTCCATCTTGGCCTGGGTCATGGTGCTGTTGTCGTAATACTCGCAGTTGCTGCAACGACGACGACGGGCTTCTTTCTCATCGACCTGCATGGCCTTGCCCAGCGCGACCCAATACACCTTGTTGGCTGTGGGCTCGTTGCTTGGTTTTTCGGGGCCAAGCATCCAGTCGTCAATCACGATCTGGGTGTTCTTCTTGTTCTCGGCTGCGGTGACGAACTCCTCCTCCATTGGAAGGCCTACAAAACCCTTGGGCATCATCATGAATTTGTCCATGCTGTTTTCTCCTTTAAACGATTTCGCGGCCAGAGGCGCGGATGGTCAGCGAGGTGGCTGCGCTGGCAATGGTGCTGATGTAGCCGCCAGGTTCGAGCGCTTGGCCAACCAGCTCTGGGCAAGTGTAGGTCTCATCGGGTGCGATGGCGCGGGTGTCCATGATCAAGTTGTTTGCCCCTGGTGCGCCACCACTTGTCACCAAGTTGACGCTGATCGTCACGTTGCCTGCGCTGGTGTTGGTGATTGTGAACTTGTCGATGATGGCTTTGCAATTCACCGCGCTGTACTGCGTGGTCTGGCTGTTCTCGGCCTGCTTTGCTGGGATCAGAACTTTAATGGATACGGTCATAAGACACCTTCAATGTTGTTGGCAACTGTGAGAATGATGGATGGAATGCCTGGGCGGGGTGCAGCCGCAGGAAATGCAGCAATTTCGACAGTGAGGTCGCTCACCGAAAACATCAACTCAATATAGTCATTGGATTTGAGATCAAAAAAGTAATTCAGCGACGAAAAAATTTCAGCGTTGTTGCCCTGAATTCTGATTTGACTGGCACTGTCTGGCACGTCTACGCCATTGAGCCTAAACCAAAAAAAGAACTCACCCGTTCCACCTGCTGTTTTGTCCAGTTGAAACGAGGTGTCGAAGTTGTAGATGCCCGGCGTGTCCACGTACACCCTCGATGTCGGGGTGCCAATATACACGCCATTGCTCAAATCTGTGTTGTTGAACGTGATGGCCTTGGCCGTGTTGATCGTTGTCGCGGCTTGGGTTGTGGTGTCGTAGAACGAGCCGTATCTTGAGCGTTTGAATTCCCTTGGCGGGGGTGCCATTTGCAAGCCCTCTACAGCCTTGGTGAGGTTGTCGAGTAGCTCTAATGCCTGATTTGCTTTGTTTTCAGCCAATGCGGAATTGATGGCCGATTCTTGAGCAAGTGCCACTAGTTGAGCCAGTGCCTCATTTGCGGTGGCTGCTGCTGTGTCTGCCTGGTACTCGAAATCGGTCCCGACGATGGCTTGGAGCTGATCGACTGTGGAGAAAAGCATCTCGAACTGCCTGATCTGTTGCTGGTCGGTCAAGAACGCCGCGAGTTGGTCGCGTGTCAGGTTGAGCCTGCGTGATGTGGGTGCGGTAGCCATCAGTATGCCAGCGCCTCAATCTGTGCCTCAAGTCGTGCAAAGGAAATGTGGGAATCACTGTCGCCACGGAATCTCTGGATGCGCCAGTTGCGCATGTGGCCCTGCTGAAACCATGCGAGGCGCTTGGCAGTGTTGCCTGTGGCGCCGACTGCAATGCTTTTGTCCTGACTCCATGCGAGGCCGTTCACGCTGTAGCTGGTGCTGATTTGTGGGTTTGTGCCCAAGGCCACACTGCCGGTCAAGCTGACCAGCTCCAAGCGGTTGAAGATGGCTCCGTTGCCTTCGTTGTAGGCAATGATCGTTCCGAATTCCCAGCGCACTTGCTGGCCCCAATGGTGGCCGGTGTCTTGCACCAGGTAGCCGATCGCGCTTGATTCTGGGTCGCCCACCAGCCACTTGTCGTAGGCCCAGACCATGTTGCGTGCGCGGTACTGGCTAAAATCAACCACTGTGCTGGTGAGCGTAAACCAGACTTGATCTCCGAGTGCCTCTGATGCTGATGCGTCATAGACGATAGTGCGATCTGGAAGATGAACGTAGAGATGCTGATGGTTTTTGTCGTTGCGTGCTTCTAGATTGACGGTGGCCAGCTGCGCCTCGGTGTAGTTCAGGAGCAGGTTGTCGATTTCCTGCGTGCTGATTTTCAGGGCGGTGGCTGCTGCCCCGATGTAGATGCCTGGGGCTTCGTTGCGCCCACCGCCCAAGAAGGCGATACGGTCTACGTAGACACAGCAGGCAAAGGTGCCGACTGCGCCCTTTTGGATTTGTGCACCATCGATGCGTGCGAATGGGAACAACTCTCCGCCCACGTTGTCGAATACCTCGATGGTGTTGCGGTTGAGAACGTAGACCTCGTTGCGCAGCTTGAGAAGCGCCACCACTGGATCTGGGTCCACCTCTGAGCTGCCGTATTTCAGGGGGTTGACCTGGGTGGGATCATTCAACTCGGTGACGATAAGGAACTCGCCATCGGTGGTCATAAAGTAACCGTCAACCCACACCACGTCCAACACTGTGCCGATGTCTGTATCTGTCACTTGCGTGAGTGCGCCGTTCCAGTAGTACAGGCGACCACCAGAAGCAATGGCCAAGCGGTCGAAGCTGTAGTCGAATGTCACTGGAGTATTGATAGGTCCACCAACATCGCCTAAAGCTGCCACGGTGCCGTTGCTGGCCACGGTCACTAAAGTGGTTCCCATTACCCGGTAGCAGACGCCCTGCCAGTTGATGCCGCCACGGTCTGTGCCTGGGCCTGTTCCGTTGGCCACGATGCCGTCACCAGGGCGCAAGAAGCCGTTACTGATGCCTGACTGCTTGGGCACTGGCACCATGTTGACCGGATAGCTGGTGCGCAGTTCCGGCGTGTTGTCAGCGTAGATGCCGTTGAGGATAGGGATTTGCATGGCTAAACCTACGCGATCCGATACCAACTGTTCGTGGCCTGATAAAAGCGCATTCTGAAAAAGTCTTGCGCGGCTAAGACGGTGGGTGCGCCGTAGGCGTTGGCTGCGCCGTTGAGGGCGAGCGTGAAGGCGGTGATCTGTTGGGTGGTGGTAATCAGTACCTCGGTGCCGTCTGGCGTCTGGGTGTTCAGGGGCAAGGTGATTGTGCCGGTTGCCAGTGTGCCGGCTGGTTGGATGACCATCCATTGCTGCGCGCTGACTGGCGTTGGCACGGCCACGTTAAATCCGGTGCCTGGCGTGAATAGGTTGGTGGCGACGGTGGGGGAGGCGAAGCTGGTTTGAAAGTAGGCCAAAAGTTGGCTGACTGAAACCTTACGGGCATCCCCGTTGTTTGGGACATAGACTGGGAGAAGATCTCCACCAGATACTTGACTCAATCCTGATAGTTGGTTAATCGTAGGCATTGTTTTTCCTTAATTGAATTCAATTGGCCCATCTTGGCCAGCTAACAGCGGATCAACTGGTGGGCGCAGGAATGGATTGTCGTATACGCGCCATGGCTTGTTTCCAGAACCACTCGGCATAGTGCTTGGCATCTGCTGTTCCATGGGCATGGCTGCACGAGAAAGAAGCGTGTTGTAAGACTCTTTGGCAGTAGCCTTGGTGTCAGGCATAACCTGCTTGCCGTAGCTCGGAGCCAGCTTAATCGCCAAGTTCGTATAGATAGCCTCGTTCGAGCTGTCTGGTACGTTTGTCTGCTCATCCAGGTCACTGTCTTGCGGACTTGACGGCAATGGATAGCCTAGGCGAATGCCTAGAGCGTTCCATGCTGCAATCATGGTATCTAAACGCCGCAGCGCAGATTGAAATTGCTCTGGTGTTAAGTCGAAAACATAGGATGCAAAGCCAATTTCATCAAATGCCTGCTCAATAAATTGGCGCTTAGTCCATCCCATGTTTTCTCCTTATTTAATTATTAATCTATTAATTGATATTAATAATGTCTTGCAACAGAAACCAATCAGCTTCATACGCATCGGCATAGCTTTTTAGAGAAGCATCCAGCGCAGCGCCCGTCTTTATTGACACAAGTAATTGCTCAAACACTAGCTCGGCAAAAAGAACCCGCACCGTGAAGTACGGGTCTTGCCTGCTCACTATTTCATAAGCGGCCATCACATCCCCTTAAACAGTGCGAGACAGCTTAACTTTCACTTGCCCTGCCGCGACAGCGGTGGTGTCCGAGTCGGCAACAGCACCAGTGATGGCGATACCAAGTCCCAATGCAAAGCGATACCCGTTAAAACCGGGACTGATTTGAGCTGCTCCTGGAACACCTGCCACTGCTGCTGGCACTGCGATAATCATTTCAGGCACATCGGTGCCAACAGTCGGCGCGGTCGCTTTGTTGTACAGCTTAACAAATGCGGCTGTTGCGCCGATATTGGTAGCGTAAAAAGCCTGCAATCCGCTAGTGCCGGTCAGGATCAACGCGCCGTTGGTTGTCGCTGCCGAGTTCACAAAGAACGGGGTCGCTGGAACTGCTGGGGTGCCAGCGCCTGTGACAGCAGTGACCGTGCCAACCGTGGTTACTGCGGTAACGGTGGTAACAGTTGTCACCGCTGGCAGTGTTCCGCCTTGAATAGCCACCGGCACAGCTGCACCCAAATCGCCAGAAGGACGGGCAAGCAACTCAACTCGCTCCCGCTCGTAGTCGAACACGCGCAAGAACGAAACACGAATGTCGGTGCGCTTAATGACGCCCCCACCGCAGTTGGTAGCTCCAAAGTCTTCCGGTAGCGTCAGGCTTCCACCGTATGGCAAGACCAAAGACAGGCTGGTCGTGGTCAAGTTAGCAACTTTCCACGCTCCATCGACGTTCAGCGTTGCTCCAGTGGTGTTATCACGAACACCAACCAGATTCACCAAGTCACCGATAGAAACGCCTGCCCAGTTGGTGTTACCCGTGACCAGCAATTGCCGAGTGCCATCAGCCAGTGTGGAGAGCGTGACAGCCTGAGCAACAACAGCATTCGCACCCAGCGCCGACATCAAGTTGCCGCCCTGCACCTTGGCAACATATCCGCCGTAGCTTGTTACGGTGCCAGCAGTACCGATGATGATAGTGAAATTCACCGAGTCAACAACCGATGCCACCACCGTCGCAGTCAGCAGGTTTGGAAACTCTGTTGCGCCTTGCGCACGAATCCCGTAAACAACAACCGGATCGTTAGCGATTAATCCGTGTGGGCGGTCGGTTGTGATCGTTGCGGTCGTCGTACCAGTCTTAACAGCCGACACGATTTGAGCGTTTGGCACCGTCAGCGACTTATTGTTAGTGCAACGAATTCGAATTTTGTAAGCCGCGCTTGGGTCAGGACAGACCTGGGTTCTTAGCAGACGCGAGGTTGTCTGGGAAATTGCATCAACAGCCCCATCAGCCCACTGGGTTCTGTCAGCCTGGACAAAAAGACGGTATTCCGTCGATGGGCTGAATGCGTACTGGTAAGCAGCGTTTACAAGTTGCACTGATGCAGTCGTTCCAACTGTCACAGAGTGATTGCCAGCAATCGTACCGGACGGCAAAACATCGCCGGATTCTGAACGGATATACAGGCTGGCCTGAGTCGCAGTTGGTTGCTCAAAAATCTGAGCAAGCCCGTTCTGTGCACGTCCAAGACGCTCACGGAAAAACACAAAGCCTTTGGTACCGGCAGGGTTCGTAATCGTCCGCGAGGCGATCGTTCCGCCAGGGCCTGCCGTAGCCGTGAACTGGTTTTGTGTAACGACTGTCGCAACAACTAGCGCCGGATAATTTGCCAACAGGTCTGAGCAGTCATAAATTCCGATACTTTTGCCAACGCTCAACCCGTGGGGCGTAACCGTGTCAATAGTCAGCACCGTAGTAGTCTGGCTGATTGAACTGATTTCAATGTCCGGGACATCTGGCAACGGTGCATCAATATCCACCATCTCAATCGCGAATTCTTGCCCAAGAGTACGCTGAGACATACTTGCGCCAATAGCGGCCTCAATTGGCAACGAAACACGGCCAATTGATGTAATTGCAGTCTCAGTTCCAGCCGTTAGCGGGTCTTTTGATATGACAAGATACGACGCGGCAGCCGCGTTGCCGTCAACATAGACAAGATCGCCGCTTGCTTTGCTCTCCGCCCACTTTCCACCGTTAACCGGATCGTAAATTTCGAAAGCCTCACGAAACTTATTGGTTATATTCTGAGAAATTGAAGTAATAACCTCAGAATATGTTCCGTCTAACATATCAACATTGCGACGAGTTACGTCGTTGTAACTCTTAATGATGTCTGCCATGTTTACCCCCTGAAAAAAATGGCACTATGAAAAACTACTGCTTAACTTAACTTAACTTCATTGCTTCATTGATCTTCTCAATGAGCTTTGCGTCATTCCATCGACGATCTATCTTCAAGCCAATCTTAGCAGCTTGCTGGATCATCTCTTCACGAGTTGGAAAAGAGTTCGAGATTTCTTCTGAAGAGTCAATGGCTTCTTCTGGCTCAATGAAGCTAATGGCAGCCTCAACAAGCGTTTTGCTCCATCCATCTTTTAGCGCCGACTGAAGTTGAGCTTCGTCGTCAATGCCGATTGATTCATAAGTGGTTCCGCTTGGGCCAAAATGAGCGCCTGGGCACCTATAAACAAAAACAGGGTACTCCATCACTTACCCTTCTTCACCGTCTTTGCAGCAGCCTTAAACGCTGCGGCAGTAGGTGCACCCTTGCCACCAGGTTTGCGCATACGTTCCTTTGAACCAGCCTCGATGCGTTCACGCTTTGCGTGAATGTTTGCGTACAAACCTTTTTTAATTGGCATATTGTTTGCTCCAGTAAGAAGCCCGAGGATTGCTCCCCAGGCCAGATTTACAGCTTAGGCAATGCGATACGCAACAAAAGTATCAGCAGCCGTCTTGCGCATGCGGAAGCGTGCGACAGAACCAGTGGTTGCAGCCGTTGCAGCCGCGCCCACGATGGTCACGCCAGTATTGACGGTAACGGTCAAAGCAAACGCGGCCAAAGTGATCAGCGAAAAATCAATGCTGTCACCGATCGCAAACTCGGACACTGCATCCAAAGCAGCACCAGTTGGGAACTGCACGTTACGGCTGGCCGTTGGCGTAGAGGTCACGATACCGCCAAGCAACGAGGCAGCAGTAAACGCCATAGCGCCACCGTCTGTAATGTTGGTCGGCGCATCTTGAATCTGCGCGTTCAGACGGCCTTGCTGAACTTGGGGAGCCGCGCCAACTTCGTAATAAACTTGCTGGCTTCCAGTGGATTCAACAACGATGACCGCCCCGGTGGAATACGGGCCAAAGACGGTTTGACCGTTGCGAACCGTACCGATCAAGGTCGTTTGTTCTGGATAATTTGGAAATCCAATCGTGCGTGAAACCTGGGCTTCGCCTTGGGTGAACACGGCAATAGACTCATTGGCCGGAATGATAACAATATCTTCGCCGCTTACTGCAATATAGTTAGACATAATTTTTCCTTTGTAAATTTCAAGAAGGCCGGAGTTACCCGGCCGTATTGCTTAGGTCTGAGAGAACAGGATGATGCCGGACATCTCGGGCTGCTTGTTCACCACGCCGAACAACGTGTCAAGACGATACTTGGTCTTCATGGTGTTGATATCGTATTGCTTTTGCATGACCAGTTCAATACCTTGATCGGTCGAAGCGCGCATCACAGCAGCGCCAGCATCGCCAGGAACAGCATAGCGACCTGGGAGAATCTCAAGGCTATCACGCTGCCAGAACGGATTCACATAGGCTGAGACAGTGTTCAAGAACACGATTGCAGCATTAGAAGCCGTGGAGTTTGCAACGCAATTTTGATACTGAACTTCAGCATCGGTGCCACCTTGAGCGGTAATCAACGGGGGGCTGACAACCATGGTGGTGGCGCTTTGCACAGAGATAACGCGGAAGGTCTTTAGCTGGCCAGTATCGCCCTTGGTGATGTGGTGCACAGCGTTGATATTAGCAATCGTGAACGCATCGCCAGCAGCCACGTTGGTGGTGCTAGAAATGGTGATCGTCTGGAAACGATTGTCAACGTTTGCGGTTTCGCCAGTTGCGGCAACCGAGGTGGCCTTGGGAACGTAGTAGTTACCAGCAGATGCACGGGTGTCGACGGTCAAACCAGCACCGCCAGCAGCAGCAACCTTGCGATTTGCGTAATCAAATTTGTAGGTAGAGAAGGAGGCCATCTCACCAACAAACGCTTTGCGCAGAGCCTTATCGCTGATTTCGTTGCCGAAAGAGCGTGAAGCCTTAGAAAGATCGTTAGCCATGCCGTTGTAATCACGGGTTGACAAGGCCAAGAAACGATCATAAGAAGGAACGCCTTGTTCGTTCATGATGGCTTCACACTGGGCGACATCATCAAAACCGGATGCAGCCGAGGTGCGCTTGACGACCAGGGTTCCTTGGTTGGCTGCCACGTTCATGATTGCCACGTTGATATCGCTGGCCAGCTTTTGCTTGGCAGCGTCACCCAGGCGACCTTCTTGCAGGCTGTCACGCAGCTCGGTTGCGTTCATGATCCAGGGAACAGACCGGCTGAAACCGATGGTTGCTGGAACAGACAACTGCGTGAAATCGTCAAAATTGGACGACATATCAGTACCGCTGTAGCTGGTAGCGATATAAGGCTGAGGACGCCAAATGATGTTATTGGTGCGCTCCATCATCGTTTGATCGGTGCTGTACACCGCGACATTCTTGCTCAAGACCAGAGCGTCTTGGAAGCCTTCGAGGATGTCTTCAAACGCGACGCGTTCTTCTTTGCTAAATGAATTTGCCATGATTGGCTCCTAAGTTAAAAGCTTATTTGGAGGCTGATCGCTTCTGCGCCTTGTACTGAATGATTTTGGTCATGTTGCCAGTACGTGCCGCTTCTTCTCTCAGCCGTTCAAGGGTTGAGTCCACCGCCCCAGAGACTCGGCCAGTTCCTGACACGATTCTTTCGGGCGGCGGGGCTGCCTTGCGGTTAATAACTTTCAAGTCTTTCTCCAGTTTCGCTACCGCAAAGGCAAACTTTACGGGGTCTTTGATGGCGGCCAGCTCTTGCGCCTTCTTGGGGTTCTTTCCGAGTGCGTAGACGACGAGGGCGGGGTTATCCGCACCTTGAAGCATGACGCCTTGCTGGGTGACGTTGAACAGCTCCTGGGCCACGGCCTCGGCGTCGTCAAAGTCTTTGACTCGCAGCTCGGCTTTCGCCTTGCCGTAGCCATCCAGTTTGGCTTGCCAGG